CTGATCAAACATGGCCATAACAGCATCCTTTGAAATCCCGTGGTGGAATTTCTTCAGAGCTGCATGAGCCACATCCAGCATCACCGACAAAGCGGGCATTCCTGCATTTCCGGCTCCCATGATGTTCATGAGATTGGTTTTGTACTTACTTTCCAACGCCACAATATCCTGAGTACCCAAAACCATCTTGTAATCTTCTCCCTTCACATTCCAAATAGCAAAGGGCTTTTTCTTCGGCATTTCAACAACCTTTTCCTCTTCTTTGGTTGCCTCTGCTCCTTCCGGTGCCTCTGTGTCCTGAGTTGCTGCCTCTACTGCTGCCACGTTCTTATCCTTGTAATTGTCAAAAAATCCCATCTTTTTATCCTCCTGATTGGTTATTGTTTATTTTTTTCTCTGATACTGCCGGTTTTTATGCTGCCGGATCTGTTACCTTCATATCACTCTGAATGGAGATCTTTACTGTGAGCTCCAATACGCCATTTACAGCGCCTGAGCTGACCTTAGTTGTAGGGATGCCATCAAATTCAAACTTGGTGCCATCAGGCAGAGTTTCACAGAAAGAAAGTACCTTGCTTACATCCTGAGCTGCTCTCATTACTCTGTAAACAGAGCTTGAACTTTCATTCTCATAACGGAATTTATACTCTAAACTGCCAAGATCTGAAATACCGGGCTCTGTTCTCTTGTTCTTATCATTGAGGCCGGTATTATCAACCTCCTCCGCATCACCGCCAAGCTCGGGTGTTTCCTTCAGATCTTCGGAAATATCAGTATAATCTCCCGCTGCTCCTTTTTCTTTATAGCCAAATTTTGTGCCATTCGCTAACATTTGCTTTTTACCTCCTTATTTGTTGAAATATACTTTTTCATTTTCCACATCAATAATGCCCTCATAGCGCATCTGCTTATGCTTTAACTGTGACGGATCAGGAGCATCCATGCACATTGTACGCACAAGCCCCAGCTTTGAGAGAGCCGCATCCACGGCAATGGCATATTCTGATGTGGATTTGTTGTGCCAAATATCTATCCGGTACTGAAGATGGGATTTGGTTTCTCCCTTTCCGGTTCTCTCATATACAGAGTTATCCTCTTCCGTGTACTGAATAGCCGGGAGCTCGGCCCAATTTGTTGGGTATGTATCTCCCACGTTTACTGCAATATTTTTAATTGCAGCGTATACCTGATCTTTTACATTGATCATCTGATTGCCTCCTAAACTTCTTTTATGTGGGCGCACATTTTCTCAGCAAAGAGGTTTTTTATATTCTCCTCCTGATTTTTCAGCGCTGGGTACATAAATGGATAGGCCGGTTGGCCTTGTGTAAAATACAAGATTTTTCCATCATCTGTTGTCATGCTTGGCCAATGATATTTTGCTGCATCTTGTGGGGTTATCTTATCCCCGGGGAACCACCAACCATTCTGAGAATACGCCGGAGTTACTTCCGGCGAAATGCCTTCGTGATTATCCTGCCCCACCGGGCCAGTGCCAAACTCCACATATGCGGCATACTTTTTGTTTGTGTATACCGTTCCTGTGAGCATTCCCTCACCAATTTCAACCTTTGTTTTGATGCTTCTCGCCAATGCTCCGGTATTGCCTCCATTTGGTATATACCTCCTCGCCTGCGCCTGCACGCCTTTTACAGCCAAATTCATTGCGCTTCTCAGTGTTGGCTCAACATTACCCAAATTATTGAGCTGCCTCATGAGCTTCTCCGTGCCTTTTACTGCTGCCATAGCATCAAATCCTTTCCAGCGTGATTTGTGTCGGGATGAAATCATCATTGATTGCAACAACCTTGTAATCCGGTGGATCTTCCGGGCCTACATTCACGCATATTCCATCACCTTCCTGCATGGTTTTGTTGCCTTCATAATGCATATTTTTCATGTACGCAAGCCTTTCTCCATACATTTCAGCCTGAATCTTGCCGCCTGCGGCCCAAATTGCTGCCTCAATCGGTACTGCTTCGGCATAATCCACTATACTGCCGCCCTCTTTATCCTTTCCCGGCTGCCGCCTTCTAAGATGATACGGTTTCAGCAGATCCCTCCTGATTCTGATCCTCGGTTTTCTCATGCGCCTTTCCTCCAACTCTTGCAATTCGGTTGGCCCTGATTGCCTCCTCAATTTCCTTTGGAATCTCAATGAATGTTGAGGATATGCCGCCTTGGCTTCGTGAGCTTTCGCTCTCCATACCCAAACGGTTATATGCAATTACAGCCCAATTCCTTTTTGCCGCCGTGAGCTTTGGGATCATCTTGGTTCTGTTTGTGAGCTCCAAGAGCTTCTCCTCTGCCATAAGCAGCAAAAGGGAGAGTAATTCTTCATCACTCTCCCCGGTGAGCTTTTTCAGGATGCTCAAATCATTCCATATGGTTTCTGCCATTGTTGCCTCCGTTCCTCAGGCTTTAGTGTGCCTGAATTACTGCAACAAGAGTGGCTTTATCCATATTGTTGTAGCCCTGAATACCCTTTTCTTTGGCAATCTTTCTCAGATCGTTAATTTTCATGTTGGCGTAATCTTCCGGGGTGGTATCACTGCCAGCTCCCTCCACGCCTGCTGCCGCCTGAGCTGCTGCCTGAGCCGCCTCTTCCTCAGCTTTCTTGGCTGACTCTTCAGCTTTGGATTTTGCCTCTGCCTCCTTGGCTGCCTTTTCTGCTTCCTCTTTGGTTTTCTTCTCTGCTGCCGCCTGAGCTGCTGCCTTCACTTCCTTGTTATCTCCGGGATATTCCTCAGATAACTCATACTTTTCAGGTTCCTTTTTGCAGATCTTGATCACATCTGCGTTGTGGATTTCCTGAAGCGTATTGGTCACTTTATTTCGGATCCACATATCAGCTTACCTCCTCATCATTATTTCTTGTTCATGGTTGCAACGGATAAGCACTTGGGCTGTACGATCTTGCCGCCATAAACGTGCAGGCCCTTAACAGCATCAGAAAATCTCTTTTCCGGTCTGTATGCCTCTGTTTTGAGGATCTGCTCTGCATAGGATCCACCTCTGTTTGTACCGGCAATCAG